CAACCTACCCTAGATTACACAAAATACCTCAGAGAGCAACCTGTTGACCGGAAGAATGAAGTTAGGCATGTTGCAGAAATCCCCCCAGTTCTAGCATCAAAACTTTATAAAGATGAAATACTAGGCCCGAAAGGTTCTGCAAAAAAACTATTAAAATGGTTAGATCAACCAGAAAATAAAGCATTCAAAACATGGGAAGGACATTTATCGTAAATGGCAATTTCAACAAAAGCCGAATTACATACTGCAGTTGCAAATTGGTTAAATAGATCGGATCTAACTGCCCGAATACCCGAATTTATCTCTCTTGCAGAGGCAGGGTTCAATCGGAATCTCAGGACAAGAGAAATGCTTGTTCGCAGCACTGCTTCAACAGCAGGTCAATATGTTAGTCTGCCAACTGACTTTCTGGAAATGTTGAATATTGAACTGACTTCAACTTCTCCACCAAAACGATTAATTTATATTACATCTGATAGATCAGATGATTACCGGGAACAGCAAAACAACAAAACAGGGACCCCAGATTATTATACAATTGAGGGAGTCGCAATTCAATTATTACCAACACCAAGTGTGGCAGTAACTGTTCAATTAAATTACTATCAAGATATTCCTGCACTTTCAGGTTTGGGTGATTCAGGCAACAACTGGTTATTATTGGCCCATCCCGATATTTATTTATTCGCAACTTTAATGCAAGCCTCACCATATTTGATGGACCCCCAGGCCGGACAGCAGTGGGATAGTTTATATGCTAGATCAATGCAAGAACTGCAGATGTCTGATGAGAAAAGCAGATATTCTGGTGGTACATTGAATATGAGACCCAAGTACATTTACACATGAATGAGACATGGAAAGAACAACCAATCGGACCACAATTATATGGTTCTGGAATATTTGGTGATTTCTATTATGGATCAGCAGAGTGGTCTGATGAAACAGCAACGACTGTAACCTGGTCAGAAGATACTACTGACACTACAACATGGACTGAGCAATAAAATGGCGAATACATTTACTGATAATTATGATTTTGTTAAATCGGAAATCGGGGGAGACAACGCTGCCTGGGGTACAAATCTCCATGCAACACTGGTAAAAGCTGATACTGCATTGGCAAAAAAACTTGAGGACCAGTTAATTTCTGGTATTACATCAACTGCTTTTCTCCTGAGTAAAGATAATTCCTCAAATACCATATCAACTGATGCCAATTTAAAATATTTTGAATCAGTTAAGGTTGGTGACAGGATTCGAGTTTCAGGTTCTACACCTGCAGCAAATGGAACTGCCGCAAATCCTGCAATTCATACTGTAACTGCAAAAACATCTGCAGATAGTATTACTGTAGATACTAATCTTACTCAAGATATTACTTCCTCACATACAGTTGCAAAAGTCATTGAACCAATCCACATTAATTCTGGTCCAATTGTTTGTGCTCCACTCACAAGTTTAAGTCAAACAACAAGAGCAGTTTCAGGTTGTGCCGGACAACCAGGAGCAGATGTCACTGATGCATTAGTAGCAAATGGTAATGTTACACTTGGAGCAACCAATGCCAATACAGTTTCATTCACTTCAAAAGTAGATACAGATATTCTACCCAGTGGTGCAGATCTTGACTTGGGAGCATCTGGTTCAGAATGGACAGATTTATGGATAACTGGAACTGCAAATATTGATTCCCTGGTTGCAGATACTGCAGCAATATCAGGTGGATCAATTACAGGTGGAACCGGATCATTCACAACTCTGGCAGTAACAACTGGAACCACTATTTCAATGAATGGTTATACAGTTGGGACAAATGGTCAGGGTACTAGAACAGTAAGCTCATCTGCACCTGGCAGTCCTGTTAATGGAGACATCTGGTATGAGATTGCATAATGGCAGCAGAGACTTTATCTGTTAGGAAGGATGGTGCATGGAAAGAAGTAATATATCCCTGGGTTTATGATAATTATACTTGGAAGCAAATTCATAAAGTTCATGTTAGGAGTGGTGGGCAATGGAAGGTTGCCCATAGAACTGCCTGGGGTGATTATACAGAACGATACAATAATACCTATTTAAATGGTCAGACTATTACTGTTCCAGCCGAAATCCACTATTGGAAGGTTATTATTATAGGACATGGAGGAGGAGGAGGCGGCGGGGCCGGAGCAAGTGGTCATTATGAATGCGGTGGTTCCCCTAGTCCAGGTAATTCACTCCATGCTCATGTTGCTACCCCAACTGCAGGTGGGGCAGGTGGATATGCCAGTGCAGTATTTGAGGTACAGGAAGGTTCTAAATATTACTGGGGTAATACTGCAGAAACTACTGGACCAGCAGGTGGCTCCGGCAATTCTGAATATTTTAACACTAATTCAGAGGAATCTGGAATGACCAATGGTTATTCACATGTTATAGGTGAAACGGTTACAGGGAATACTGGTGGATCATACGACATACTTTTTAGAACAGATACAAGTGTAACTAATAAAGGAAATGTATCTATAGATGCTAATGGTGGTGGAGGAGGTTCAAAAGGTACAATAACTGTTACAGCACGATGTTCCTCTATTTCCAGCCGAGTAGGATATACCCTGGCAAATTCAAATACAGGTGTTGGTTCAACTGGAACAGCATCAGTTTCAAGTACAGGAGTTATTGAAGAACAAACGACTACATCAGGAGGAGGACATCCAGGAGGTGCTGCAGGTGGGGGATCTTATCCTCCCGAGAGTGGATCATCTTCATCAGGAGGTTCGGGGTCAGTACAAATTATTCAATATGGTCTTTAATTAAATGGCAAATCCAACAACAAACTTAAATATCACATTACCAGAACCTGCTGCAGAATCGAGCCGGGGAACTTGGGGCACAACCCTGAATGATGCAATCCAGTCACTCGATACAGCAATAGTTGCAAAAACAGGGGGAGCATTTACAGGTGCAGTCACAATACCAAGTCCAGTTCTTAATACTGGTGTAAGTGGATCTGCAGTTAAAGATGAGGATAATATGGCCTCAGATTCTGCCTCACATATTGCAACTCAGCAGAGCATTAAAGCATATGTAGATTCACAAACACATGAAGCTGGAGATGTTACTTCAGTAGTAGCAGGATCAGGGTTAACCGGAGGAGGAGTAACTGGTGATGTAACTTTAAACGTTATTGGAGGAACAGGTATTACTGCTAATGCAGATGATATTGCAATTGATGCAACAGTTGCAACATTAGCAGGAACACAAACATTTACTGGAACTAAAACATTTACAGTCCCATTATTGGGTACACCCACAAGTGGTGTTATGACTAATGTGACTGGAACTGCATCAGGTTTGACTGCAGGGAATGTTACTACCAATGCAAATTTAACTGGACACATTACTTCTTCAGGTAATGCAGCAACTTTAGGTGCATTTACTGTAGCCCAGTTGAGTTCAGCACTTTCAGATGCTTCCATTTCTGGAAATAATACAGGTGATCAAACTAACATTACTGGGAATGCTGGAACAGTAACAACGAATGCAAATTTAACTGGTGATGTAACTTCTACTGGAAATGCAACTGCAATTGCAAGTGATGTTATTATAAATGCAGATATTAAATCAGATGCTGCAATTGCAATATCCAAGACTGCTCTTGTTGGTGGAACAGGACTTACATTATCAACTAATACTTTAAATGTAGATCCAGCCCAAACACAAATAACTTCAGTTGGAATAATTGGAACAGGCGAGTGGAGGGGAACCGCAGTGGCAGATGCTTATATTGCAAGTGCCTCTACTTGGAATGCAAAAGAATCTGCTGGAACTGGAGTAGCAATGGCAATTGCACTCGGATGATACTGATATTAAAGGATAAATAATGGCAAACACATTTAAGAATGTAACTTTTCAGGGTGGAGCAGTGGCAGCAGATGTTGTGTCTCCTATTGGATCTGCCTGTCCAGACGGAAGTCAAATTACAATCATTGGAATGACAATAGCAAACCTGGTATCTGATGTTATTTCAGTAGGAGTAAAAATGACAGATAATGCAGGGACTCCAGTACTAACTTGGATAGTTCGTGATGCCCCGATTGCTACCGGAGGAAGTTTGGTTGTCGTTGGAGGGGACCAAAAACTCTGCTTGGAATATAATTCCGGAAGCACTTCTGGAGATCAGATTCAGGTGGTCAGTAATACTGCAAATTCAATTGATGTTGTAGTGAGTTATTTGGAGATAACGTAATGGCATATCTTGGAAGAAAAGGAGCCAACTTTCCACTCACTTCAGGTGACATACCAACAGGATCAGTTGAAGGTTTAGATATAGCTTTTTTAACTGCATCAG